GTAGGGGGGAGAACCATTCTCTCTGTCAACCGGCATGGTCCACTTCCTTTCCTGATCCCGCGCTCGTCGGTCGCCCTGAAGACTGTACAGCCTCGAAGGGGCCCACAGGATAGACCGACGAGCTACGGAATCGGGGGATGCTTCTGTGCTTTCTTCAAGTACTCGGCTGCACGTTCCAGGTGCTCGACTGTATCTCCGATGATGCCCATACCCGAGTTGCAGTTATTGCAGAGAAGCCCGCGAATCCTGCCCGTCTTGTGGTCATGATCTATGGCAAGTCGCGTGATGCCATGTTTCACGATGTCAGGCATCCCACCGCAGATGGCACAGATACCGCCTTGCTGCTTGTAAAGCTCCTCGTACTGGTCCTGCGTGATTCCGTAGGTCTTTACGAGGTAGCGGTTCCTGAAGTAGCGCCGATTGTTATCCGGGAATTTCTTGCGCCATCTAGTCTGGTACACCTGCAGTCGGTCTTTGTTCGCTTGGTACCACGCAGCCTTGTAAGCCTTTCGCTTCTCGCCCTGCTGGTATTTTCTCCAGTACTCCTTCTGCTTCTCTTTACTCGCGTATGGCACCGGATTTCCCCTGCTTTGTGTGGTGACGAGACCACTTCGTCCCGACACCACACTAGCAAGGTTTGTCTACGGATGTCTAGCGGCTTCGTTCTGGACTAGCCGTTGGTAACGCCAGTATAAGCGCCCCAAGCAGATGGATGGTCCAATTGCAAAGTCGCTTCAAACAATACAATTCCGCGCGTGTGGTCGCCCGACTTGCCCATCGGCTTGTGCTGCGGTGGACGGAAGAACGCGATCTTCGCCATGCTTCGGTCCCCGATGTAATACGCACCAACGTTGCTCGCGGTGCTGATGGGGATGAAGCGGTCGGTGATGACCGCGTACAACTGGTTGAACGGCGTCTCGAACACGTCGATGTTCGCCACCAGCCTCTGGTCGGTCGCCGCGATGTTGCGGACGTTGCCCGAGCCCGAGGACACGGTGGCGTTCACGAACTGCCGCTTCGATGCCGGCGCGAACCAGATGGAATCCGGCTCCGCTCCTGCCTCGAACAACGACTGCGACAGACCGACGATGTCCGCCGTGGTCACACCACCCGAAGCCGAGACACCCGTGATGATGGCGAACGCACGCACCGGCTGCATCTGCGGAGCGTTCGTCGCCGCCGAGGACTCGGCACCCGTGATGTAGACAGACGTCGCCGAAGCCCAGATACGGGCCTCGCAGTTACGAGCGATGACCTTGAACTCCTTCATCACCTGGTGCTCGTACATATCGCGGATGCCGGCCGGGTTCGCGTCGCGTTCGCGGTCGGACACCAGCACGTCACGCCGGAAGATTTGCGTGCCGTTGATGAGACGGGCCGGTCCCGTCAGGGCATCACCCGAGAAGTCGAGACCTTCGGGGACACCAGCCGTTGCAGTGGCCGCCAAGGTATCAACGGTCCACGAGTGGACCACATCCTTGGCGCGGATCTTCGGTGCCGATGAGAACATCGGCGTCTGGAACGAATCGAGGATGGTCACAACATCGACCAGGTCCTCGTGATGAACACCCGTGCTGCTCGGGAAAAAGCCAGCATCGAAGGTGGTATATGGATTAGTCGGGAGTACGTTTGTACCCGGCATGTCCGTATGCCTCCTGGCTCAGCCCCTATTGGTTAAGGAACTGATCCGAGATGACACCGTGAAGACGTGCGCGGGCATAGGCTTGTGCGTCCCGTGAGGACCCCGTCTTCTGGAAGCGTTCGAAGGCTTCCTGGATCTGGGAGTCCGGCTGGGGAGCGCGGCGGCCTTCGCCGGCACGGCTCGTTGGGATGCCCGCGTCCGCACGACCTTGCGGGCTGCCTTGCGGCTGGTCCCCCAGGGTCCTGCGTCGTGAGTCCCCGAACTTGAGGAAGGCGTACTCCATCGCGCGCACCGGACTCGCTTCGAACATGCGGTCGTAATCCGCCTTGAGTTCCGGGTCGCCCTCGAGGAAAGACGCCACTTCGGTCTCGAACTGGACATAGTCCGGGTGTGCCCCGACGATCTGCTGACGTGCCCGGATACCGTTGGAGATCGGGCGGAAGGCTTCCGCGATCTGCTCTCCAACGACCTCACGCATCGCATCCACGGGGATGCCGAACTCGATGAGTCTGTCGGCTGCCGTGGCACGATTGGGGACGGATTGCCGGAGGTTCGCTCCGTTCTGCTGGGTCAATACCTGGGCCAGCAGGGCTTCCGCCTTATCCGCGCGCTCGCGCTGGCGCTTCCCCTCTTCGCTCGAGTTGCGGTACCCCTGCACCAGTGAGTTGGTGTCGGGATAGCCCGCAAGATCGGGGTTCAGGGGCTGCACCGGAGGTTGGTTCTGGGCTTCGTCTGGCATCGTAGGATTCCCTTTCCCCGCGGCGGTTCGCGCCTAGCGGGCGCCTGCGTCCATGTTCTGACGGTCGAGTTCGTCAAGCCGTCTGTTGTGCTCCGCCACCGCCAACTCGTTCTGCCAGACCGCCACCATCCATTCACAGTCCCGGATGAGAGCGCGCAGGACATCGTCGTCCGTGTCGAAGTCTGTGCCCTTGAACTGGTTCGCCCGTTCGGAGCGCGAGAGAACAAGAGCTTTTACCGCTTGCCGGCCTCGGTTCTCGATGGCCGGTCGGATGACATCATTCCAGCCAAGGCTCGCCATGACAAGACGAACCTTCTGCACCTCTTCATCTGTCAGCATTACGAAAAGCTAGGTAGCGGGGACGATGAACCGGTCTGCATGAACGCCCCAAGCGTCTCTGGGGATAGCTGGTCCAAGGGGCTGCTCACCGCTCCCGCTACCGCCCCAGGTGAAACACCGTTCTCCTGTGCCAACTGGTTCACTGCCGGCACCTTGGAGACCAGCAACTCGTTCACGTTCCTGAAGTCGAACAACTCGAATGCCTGCCGTGCAAAGTTGCCCCAGTTAACAAGTTGGAGCAACACGGGATTGGCCGACATCATCTGCAGCAAGGCTACAAGATTCTGCTGGCGGACAGACCGCCCCATCATCTGGCTCGCCCCCACGGCTCGAGCCCTGTAGTCCGGGGCCAAGTCCTCGTAGTCGATGGTCACGTCCTGCTGCTCATAGGGCAACCCGGTGCCGGGGTTGATCGTCGCCATGCTCCCCAGGATGCGGACCTCGTGCGGCAGCGTCAGCCACAACTGGTCCATGCGCCTGAAAGCGTTGGCCAAGGGCTCGATGAACCCCTCTTCAGCCAGACGCGACTCCATCGCCAGCCGGGTGAGGGCGTTCTCCTGCCTCCCAAGGAAGCCGCGGGCCGTCTCTCGGGACGACCCGCTCGGGCCTCCCAGCAGGGTCTCGGTCTCGCCAGTACCCAGCTGCATCATCTGGAACAACTGCCCGATCTCCGTGTAGGCCGCCTGCAACCCCCGCATGTCCGGGGTCAGGGGACGGATGCTCGTGTCGTCCGCCGGCCCATCCACCAACAGAATCCTTCCAGACCGGGTGAACAGGTGCTGGGTGTTGAGATTCGCTTGGGAGTTGGCCACGTACATCGGGTCGATCAGGATGTCCAGAGCGTCCAACTTCTGGTTAGCCAACCGATTGGCGGTCTGCTGGGGCCCGAAGGCGACTTCTGTCTTGGCGACCCCATCGAAGCTGTAGGGGTCGGGCATCGGGGCGAAACTCACGAACGGCAGTTGCTGGTTCCCCAGAGCCGATTCGCGGTTCTTCATCACCACCCGGCCGTTGCCGATGGCGATACACCGGTGCCTCACCCCGTCCTCGGGGACGAACTCACGAGGGACGAGGCCGTGCATCTCCCAGACCTCGACGGGCTTCGCAAACCGCTCGGACTGGCGGGCCTGGTAGTCGTATTCGTTCCGGTAGCTCACTCTCCTGACAGAGAACTCCGTCGCCGCCTGACCCTGCAGTGGGTACCTGCCCAGTTGTGCAATGGCCCCGGGGTCGAAGTAGGGCATGTCCGAGTTGGCATCGTCGTAGAGGTCGTCCATGTCGATGTAGTAGCGATGGATGACCCACGGCATGTCCGGAATCCGGGTCTTCCCCTGCGGCTGCCAGAAGTCGAGCCTGTCGACGACCTCCCAGTCCGGGCCGTCGAACAGGGTCGCCATCGACTCGTTCATCACCGGGATCTGCAACCCAGGAGCCACCGACTCCAGTTTCCGGTAGCGGTTCATGCGCCGCAGTTGCTTCCAGCCGATACGGGCGATACCGGTGCCGCAGATGTCAGCCTCAAGGAAGAAGTCGCACGCCTTCACGACCGAGTCGCAGTCTTTCATCTGAGCGGAAATCAGGACTTCGTTCTTCTTGGCTCGCGCGACGTCCAGCGGGTCGTAGCCCTCGAACCCGACCAGCGGCCATGTCCCGAAGCTCGTCTGCACCTTCCTCGCCACGTCCGACTGGATCATGGCGAACGTGAAGGGGATGTTGACGTTGTTCCGGAACTGGGCCATGCGGCCCGACCACACCCCACGGTAGGTGTCGTACCAGCGCTGGAGCTTGGAGAAGATGCCCTGGTTGTAGCGCTGGGAATGCTGGCGGCGAGCGTCGACCAGCTCGATCAAGCGCGCATCGGAGATACGGCGCTGGACTTCCTCCGGCTTCCTTGGGTTCTGGGTCGTCGTGACCGCCATCAAGCCCTCCTAAGGCGCGCCAAGCCTACGGTGTCGCCACGGCCTCGTTCAAGAGCGTTTGATCCCGCCACTTGGGCCACGAATCCCGCAGTTCCAGCTCCGTGTCATTGATGCTGTTGGGGGCGAGATTGCTCCAAATCACCTTGGGGGCCGTCTCCGAGACCGGGTCGTGGATCCGGATGCAGGGAACATGCAGGCACCCGGCGAGAACCGCGACACAGGAGCCACAGGCGATCACAGCCCGGCTGGCCGCCAGTTCCACTGCCAGAGTCGAGAAGTTCCCCTCGTCGTCGAACTGGCCCCAGTCAGGATAGGTCTTGGTCCCCACCTCCCGGTCCCGTTCGCTGCCGACGAACACGATCTCGTCGAACAACTCCTCCAGTTCACCACGAACACTGGCGAGGAACTTCCACATCATGGGCGTCGTCCGCGTATGTGGGCACACCCCCTGACCATGGATGATGAGCCGGTTCCGCTTCTCCACCTCGCGCGCGGGAACGATGCTCGGCTCCTCGACCAGAGCCTTCTTGTCGATCTCCACCGGGAGTCGTGAGTACTCCAACGTCTCGAGCGTGATCTGCCGGGTCGGATATCCACGCAGACCCAGGTGGTAGATGGTGTTGCCGTCGAATGAAGCCGTCGGCAGGTTCATATGGAACGGCTGCCCACCGCAGTTCCAGTTCTCCACCCCACTGACGAGTTTCACGTCGGAGACACAGGGCTGGGCACGGAACAACG